ACATACAGTACATACCAGTAACTACGATTTCTAGGACTAGTGGAATAGCCACCGTAGTCACCAAATATCCACATTATCTAGACAACACATCTACAGTTAATATAATTGGTTTGACTACTAGCACCGATAGCAATCCAGGATTCAATGCTACAAACGCAGCAGTAACATTCATAGATGAATATCGATTCACTTATACCAATGCAGGATCCGATGTAGCCCCTACTACTGCCATAAGCGGTGTAGTGCAGCAGTCTACTTCGTTTGCTGTAACTTCGATATCAAGAAGCAATGGAATCGCGACAGTAACTACGTCATCTGCGCACGGTTTGAGCCCAGGAGATGCTATAAGCATAGTTGATACTGATTTCAATCTAGTAATATACGGAACGTCTAGTTCCAATAATTCAATAACTATCACACTTAATTATAGTGACGGCGGTGATAGATATTCTATCACTAATACCACCAGTGGGTTAGCAGTAGGCATGCCTATAGTATTCACAGGTGCCGGGTTAGTTGGCACCAATATCGTAAATGGTACTACTTATTATATTAAATCATTAGTTGGTACTACAGCTATCACTATAAGCACAACTCCTCCAACAGGTGCGTTTACTACGTTCATATTAGGTAATGTAGTTAATGCAGCAGCGACAGCAACGGCAGGTTACGGTTTTGGGATCTTAAATGTTAATCTGTTATCAGCGAGCGGTAACACGCTTACATATGAAAACCTAGCACCAAACCAAACAAGTGTAGGAACATTGACTCTAGCTAAGGCTATACCAATAAATCCAGTGATAGCTAGGATAACGCTTTATATTTCTCTCACAAGAGTAACTGGACACGATTTCTTATCTATTGGTACGGGCGGTTTCGCAGATACCAAATATCCAAACAATATATATGGTGCTCCAAAGAATAGCTCTCAAACAGCAAACGAAGTTACAGAAATAGGCAATGGTAGATGTTTCTACGTTAGCACTGATCAAAATGGTAACTTTAGAGTAGGTCAATATTTCTCCGTAGATCAAGGAACAGGTGTTGTTAAGTTCGCGGCCAGTATAGTGCTCACTAATCTAGATGGTCTAGGATTTAAACGCGGTGTTGCTATATCATCATTTAGTGCAGACGATACTATGCTAGACGATGCTATCGACGAAGTGCCAACACAGTCTGCCGTAGTAGGATATGTAAATCGTCGATTAGGAATAAATCCAAGCGGCGTCGCGCTAACACTAGGACAGATAGGTCCTGGATTTATGCCATTAAATGGCGTAGTACCGATGGCTGCAAATCTAGATATCGGTAGCCATAGGATCGTTAATCTATCAGACCCCGTTTCTAATAGTGATGCCGCTACTAAAGCATTCGTTAACTCGTCAATAGCTAGCTTATTATCAACTGCTGGTGGTACAATGACCGGCAACTTAAATATGGGCGGTAAAAATATCACAAACGTTGGCGGATTAGACATGGCTAGTAACAAGATCACTAGCCTAGCTACGCCCACTGCATCAACTGATGCTGCTAACAAATCATATGTAGATACTACTGTATCTTCTGTGAATACTCTGTATAAATTAAATGATACTGCCATAGAAGCTACTCTAAGCTACACTGCATCTAGTGCAGCAGCACCAACGGGATCGGGACCTTATATCGTAGTGTTCGCTATTCCTACACAGTCTGTAGCACCGACTACAGGTATAGGATATACAGTATCTGGCAATAGCAATAGTTTATATAATATATCAGTTACAGCTACAGCAAGCACTGTTTCATCTATCACACTAAGCTATCCTACAAATCCAGGAGCTTACGGAACAGGAACCACTACATTAACAACAAGTGGCTTAGCTAATGGAGATATTTTAGCTTGGAATGGCTCAGTTTGGGTGAATGCTGCACAATCAGGAAGCACTAGCTCAACATTCCAATCGATAGCTATAGCACAGATATCCAGAGCAAGCAATATAGCAACTGCGGTAACAGTTAGCGCACACGGATTAAACACAGGCGACAGAGTGACGATTGTTGGATTAGTCAGTAATAACAACACCGTTCCAGGTTTCAATGGCAGTTATGTTATAACTAGGGTCGATACTGTTACCTTTACGTATCTAAATTATGGTTCTGATTTTGCTAATGCGACAGCAGTAACAGGCACAGCTTTAGCTACATCTGGAACTAATAATTTCGTATTATTATCTTCTACGCTAAACATTTCTGTAAATTCTCCGATAGTCTTCACAGGTAGCACTATAGGAAATATCCTAGCTAAACAGCAGTATTGGGTGAAGAGCATAACTACACAGACAGTTATACCTATAGCAGAAGTAGCTAAATCTGGATATACAGTTACTATCAATACAGGTGCAGTACCATTTACACTAAATTCGTTTACTAGCAAGATACTACAAGGCGATAATACCTATAGAGTTACATTTGCGATTAACGTTAATCCGGCGCCGGCAGCCGGTGTTAGCTATCTAATCCTCGGTAACAGTAACTCAAACTACAATGGTACTTTTGTAGCATACAGCGCAAGCACTGTTAGTATAACACTAACATATCCAACAGATCCTGGCGTCTACGGTGTAGGTACTACTACAGCACAATATCTAGCACCACACGGATTAACGAATGGTCAGGTAGTCACTATAAGTGGAACGAGTATAGTTGACCAAACAAACGCTACTGTAACTGTAATAAACGGAACACAATTTACTTACACACAGAGTACTTCTGCTACTATAACAGGTACTATTGTTACAGGTATCGCTACACCACAACCACAGATAACCTTATCGTCAACTCCTGGAGGAGCTGTAATAACACAAGTAGCAGCTAGCGGCACTATGTCTTTCACAGCTGTAGTTGATGGATTTGCACAGATATTCAGCAATTCGATCAACAGTGGTGTGATAACCAACAGCATGATAAGTGCAATCGCTGCTATTGACCAAAGCAAGCTTAACCTTTCAAAGGCAACTGCGGGGTTAAACACAGGACCGAGCCCAGTAACGTTTGGTATAGCTGCATTTAGCAGCAATAATTTCACTGCAAGCAGCGGATTTATCAGTCTAGCATCTAATGGTATAACTTTATCAAACCTAGCAGCTATAAACTCAGGAAACGTATTAGGTAACATCAGTGGATCGACAGGAAATGTTAATAGCGTACCAGTAGATACCGCATCAACTGCTAATACGCTAGTATTAAGAGATAGTAGTGGAAACTTCAGCGCAGGCATTATTACTGCTTCACTAAGTGGTAATGCTTCAACAGCCACTAATTTAGCTGGAACACAACAGCCAAATTATTTCTATGCAGGTCCAGCAAGCGGGACTACTCCTAATTCCGCTGGATGGAGGAGCATAGTAGCAGCCGATCTACCAACAGCTATAGCAGGTACAAGCGGTACAGGGTCTAAGGGAGCAGTCATACCAGACGGTTCAACTATAACTATCACTAACGGTGTTATAAGTTCGATAACAGGAGCCGCTGCTGCTGGATCACTGACTGGTGCTACATTAGCAAGCAATGTATTGGCTTCTAGCTTAACTAGTGTCGGAACATTGAGCTCGGTATTAATAACGGGCAATGTTGGTATTGGAACTACTTCTCCTCAGAGGAAAGTAGATATTGAACAACTTAGTACCGATTATCAAATGAGAATTGGAGATACTGGTGGAAATTATTATGATATAGGTAGAAATACCACCGATGGGTTATTACATTTTTACGGTAACCAGGCCGCAGCAAGTGGATATGTGTTTGATACTGTGAATGGCGAACGTATGCGCATCAACTCCAGCGGTAGCGTTCTCCCTGGCGCAAACAATACACAAAATCTAGGTAGCAGTAGCCTCTCTTGGGGTACCGTTTATGGTAACGCAACTTCAGCTAACTACGCTGACTTGGCCGAAAATTACGAAGGCGACAAGTCTTATGAAGTAGGCACCGTAGTTATGATCGGTGGTGAGAAAGAAGTCACGCAGGCCATAGGATTTGGTACTACAAAGGTAGCAGGTGTTGTTTCTGAAAATCCAGCACATTTAATGAACGCAAACTGTCCAGGTATAAAAGTTCCAGTCGCACTAACAGGACGAGTACCTTGTAAGGTAGTTGGTAAGATTGCCAAGGGTGATCTACTAGTAGTAGGACTTGTGCCAGGAGTAGCACAGTCTAGCACTGATCCAAAACCAGGCAGTATCATAGGTAAGGCATTGGCAGATTATGATAGCGATAGGATTGGATTAATTGAGGTGCTAGTAGGTAAGCATTGATCTACTATAAATATTAACAAGGAGATCGATCAATGTCTTTAGAATTAGTAAATGTTGGAAATGTTGTAAATGATGGCACAGGTGACGATCTCTATGCCGCATTTACTAAAGTTAACAACAATTTCCAACATTTGGATTTCGTTAACGCACAAAATAACACAGCTTCAAATTTAGGAGCTGGCGTAGGACTATATGCAACTAAACTAGGGAGTGATCTCAGATTTAAAAGCCTAGTAGCCGATACTGGTATAACGATTACTGGTGAAGCCAACGATATAAAAATTCGAGGTACTAATAGCGTTGGCGTTATAGTAGGAGATACGGGAACATATACTGCTTCAGCTCCATTAAGCAGTATTAATTTCCGTGGTAGTGGTGGTATAACAGTTAGTGTTTCAGGAAATACTATAACATTTAATCAGTCATTGCGTGTATCTAGTGATCCCAATCCTAGCCTAGGTGGTAATCTAAATCTCAACAACCATAATATAAGTGGCACAGGTACTATAACTGCTAGCTCATTTACTGGAACGTTGACAGGAAATGTTACAGGTAATATTACAGGTAATGTTACAGGAAACCTAACTGGTTTAGTCAATAATATCAATGTAGCACAGCTTGCTAAACAAACAAGAGATTTTGATTTTGGCCCTATTGCTCCATATAATATAAATCCCCAAGACGATTTCATCGATTGGTTGAAATACAATATAAAAATAGACTTAGGATCATTTAATGATCCAATGACTACTATAGGAAATGGTACAGGCGGCGGCAGTAGCACCCAAGTAAATGCAGATTGGAATGCAGTCTCAGGAGTAGCTGCTATCTTAAACAAACCATCTATACCTAGTCCATATTCTTTACCAACTGCAACACCTTCCACGCTAGGTGGAGTTAAGGTCGATAATAAAACTATCGTGATAGATGGCGCGGGTATTATAAGCACTCCAGGATTAGGTTCTAGGACAACAGTTTCAGTAGTTACTAGTTCTCTCGCAGCGGGTGCAAGCACTATTGCATACGTAACAGTTGGAAAAAGCTATGTTCTTTATAGCATAGGTACCTCTTCAGCAGCTTGGGTCGTAGTATATGCAAATACAGCTACGAGTTCGGCAGATAGTACTAGGATGATCACTACAGATCCTACACCAGGATCAGGTGTGATGGCAGAAGGTATCACTACATCAAATAGCACTCAATATTTTACCCCAGCGGTAGTATGTTACAATAACGAATCACCTGTAACGACTAGCATACCTCTGAAGATCTATAACAATGGAAATAGTCCAGCAGCTATCACAGTTACCTTGACCTACATGGTATTAGAAATATAATATGGATTCTAACAGAACATTATTAAAACAAATAGAGTTAGCTGATCCTATAACAGGAGCGATACCTACTTCTATTCCATATCCGGGACTGCTCACCCCGCCACAGATAGCTAAAGCATATAATCTACCTAACGCGACAGGTTACGGAGTAAAGATAGGTATCATTAGCCTAGGTGGTGGATTTTTACAGAACGATCTTAACTTGGCATTTAATGATTTACGTAATGCCGGATTGGTGAACGGAGCCACTCCTACTATAAAAAAAGTAGTATTAGATGGTGTGAGTGGAATATTTGATCCAAATGACGGAGCTAGTGGTGAAAATACTGTAGATATTTTTTGCACTGCTACTATGGCTCCTGCTGCTGATATTACCATTTATATTGGAGGTTCGTGGGAAAGCCCAATAAATCAAGCGATAGCAGATGGTTGTCATATTTTAACTATCAGTTGGGCAACAAGCGAGTCTACATTTTTAGAATCTATATTTGAAACTGCTGCTGCTAACAAGATAGCAGTTTGTGTAGCGTCTGGTGACTGGGGTTCGATTTTTCCGTATACAGGTTCGCTATCTGTTTGTTATCCGTCGTCTAGTCCTAATGTTATATCGATCGGTGGAACAAAACTGTTATTAAACAGCAACAACACAAGGGCAAGCGAAATAGATGACGATCGAGATCCAAACTTCGGTTCTACTTGGGGCGGTGGTGGTGGCATAAGCACGCTATTCTCACTACCTTCATGGCAAACAGGATTACACTACACACCAATAACGGGCGGAGTGACCGGTAGTCCTACTCCATTAACTATGAGAGGTCTACCAGATATCTCAGCACCTATGAGTGTTTATGCTTTGTATTTTAATGGGGGGTTAGCAGGCTTTGGCGGAACTAGCCTGGCGAGCCCAGTAGTAGCGGGCATACTTGCTCGATTCCAACAGCTAACTGGTGTGCAGAGATCTAGCAGCGAATATAATACAATATTTTACTCTAATCCTAATGCATTTTATGATATAACAGTAGGAACTAATAATACGGAGATATCTGATGGATATGCAGGAACCGTAGGTTGGGATGCTGTCACTGGACTCGGAGCACCTACAGGATCCAGCATTTATAAAGCAATACATATAGGTAATACTTTTCCAAAATCAAATAGAGGATTCAGGCCAGCAGCTGGACAAGCATATCCTCGAATCAGAATGTTCGCAGGCGTATCTAGATAAGATATTACGATAAATATTGCATAGGATAGCAATATGACAGATAAACCTTTATGGAACATTAAATCAGAAACAGTCTTGGCAACTATATATGCCGGAGTCGCAGTTAATTTACCTCTACCGGTAACTAATCCACCAGTAGAGCAAACAGCACCGTATCCTCCGCATAACGTACCTGTGGAAATTTACAAATTTACAGATTATAAAAATGCCAACATTGCATCTGCCCATACAAACAGATTCCAAGGAAATGCTACAGCATTCGCTGACATTAATGATCTGTATGTGAGCAGCAACGGATTACCTGCAACTACACCAGCAAGCTCTAATTATAGTCTATATATTGCTACTGCTACAAATTATGTTTTTCGAATCCCTAGACAGAGGAACATACAAGATACAAAAAATCCTATAATGACGCAACAGTCTATAGGAGTAGCTATCGACGGGGTTCCGTTTTGTGCTCCTAGGTCCGGAAAGACACACAATTTCAATAATGTTATCTATACAGAAAATGATATATTAAATCCTGTAAATTTCCCTACATCGGACGGATCAGCGTTAGTAGGAGCAGATGGTGCGTATTTTTATAATTCAGATCCTAAATTACTCTACACTAAAAATCCAGAACAGCACAGTCCAATAATAGGATATGCATTTGACGGGTGGCCTATTTACGGACCTTACGGATTTACTAATACTAACGGTACTGGTGGAATATCATTAATGACTTCCAGCTATCAATTGAAGACGAGTTTGAGATCAAACAACACTGATCCCGATGGCACTTATATAGAAGACTACCTATATGTAGAAGGGTCGGGTACACTTGATCGATATAACGGTAGAGATTGCATAACTCCCGAATATCCAAACGGGGTATATGCATATTTTGTTACTGTTAATCCCTATAATACCAACGAACCTGTTTATCCATATATAATAGGACCTTATTATAAAAGCAAGCCTGTTAAACCAAATGGCAATTTTACCTATCCCGGTAGTTTGACTATTTCGGTTATAAGTGCCGAGTTGCCCCCTGGGCTGAGGATAAGTGGAACTAATGTAGTCGGGACTGCTTATTCTATAAAAGTCGATACTAAATTCAAATTCGTTTTGAGGGCACAGAATAGCATAGGATTCTCAGATAAAACACTGGTTATCGCTGTCACTGCTCAATCTGGTTTGCTTTGGGAAACCCCAGCAGGTTCTCTCCCAGTAGGTAATAACAAACTATTTCCCATACCTGTTCAATTTGATCCTAATAGATTAGGCCCTGATCTAAAATTAAGCAATTATAATCTAACTGTTTCTGCACCTAAGCCTATCACTGATGGTAGTGAACCTAGCGCACTATGCACTTATAACATATTAAACGGTGTCAAGGTGATTTTTAGCGTCATAGTAGATAAAGCGGTTAAAGATGCATTTACTGGAATCGGTATAGCAGGAGCAGGAATGAATCTAACTACTTGGGTAGGTAATACTATCGATAGTTTTGGATTCTGGGACGATGGGTCCGCATACGGAAACGACAATAACATCTACTACCCAGCAGGAACTTTTCCTATCATATATGGAGGCGATATAGTTGACCTAGCAGTTGATAGGCAGAACAATCTCATCTGGATGAGGGTAAATGGTGGAAGTTGGAATGGCGATGCTTCGCAAGATCCTGTAACGGCAACAGGTGGTATCGATATTTCGTTTATGACCGCGGCTGTTTTTTATCCAGCCGTTAGTCCATATAACAATGGATCAAGTGCAGGTCAGTTTACAGTAAAGCAATTACCTAGTTATAATATACCTTATGGATATATATTTGTCGGAAACGAAGTCATAGGTGACGTTTACTATGTATTAGACAATGGATATGTTAATTATCAGCTATCAGCTGTTGACAAAAACCTAGCACTTTCGCAAGATCTAAAATTCTACATACCTCCCAACGGTGGTTATTTACCTGGCGGACTAACCTTGAGCTCGAGCGGAGTGATATCTGGATTTACTAAACCTGTATTTTCAGTTATATCAAGCAATGTCAACGGAAACTACGACGAGAACTTTTATGATGTATCAGCGTATGATTACGGTATACCACCAAACAACGGGTTTGATAGCTTCATATATGATATTGAAAATTACGATTTTTATTACAATATCAACATACCTAAAAAACTAAACAGATATTATCAATTTATAATCAGGGCAACTGATGGATATTATTACGAAGATAGAAAATTTAAGATATATGTAGTAGGCGACGATCATCTACGTGCAGATACTACATTAATACAAGCGGGTGCTAACATCTATAGAGCAGATGCCACTTATCTGAGGAAACCAATCTGGTTAACTCCAAACTTCCTAGGAACTAGGCGAGCCAATAATTATGTAACTATACCTACTAACATTTACATATCTGATAGTATAGTGGGAGTAATAACCTATATTTTAGATCGTACTAACGACGACGGATCTATCAGCAGATTACCTCCCGGACTTGAGCTAGATGAACAGACAGGAACTATATACGGATCTATACCATATCAGCCTGCTATATCACAGACTTACAAATTCACCATAAGAGCATATAGGTATGATCCAATAAAGGGAGACACTGTAGATACTCCTAGGACATTTACCCTAGATGTGATAGGTGAAGTAGAATCTATCATATCATTTACCACTAGCGGAGATATAGGTACGATAAATGCACAGTTGGTCAGCAATCTTAGTGTATCGGCGACTACTAAAATACAAAATACCACATTAGTTTATACATTAGTTAATGGTAAATTACCACCAGGATTAACATTATTCAATGATGGAACCATTCAAGGAAAAATAAATCAATTTTATAATCCTTCGATCGGTCTTGGATTGACTACGATAGATATGGGAACTGCTACATTTGATCATAGCACTACTCGTTTAGATAGACAATTTATATTCACTATAAAAGCTGCTGATCAATTAGGACTCAGTGCTACTACTAAAACATTTAGCATAGAAGTAGCTACACCCTATAAGCTAAACTATAGCAACATATATGTTAAGCCATTCTTAGATCAAAACACAAGAGTTAATGTGTTAGCTTTCTTGAACAATATCAATATCTTTACTCCTAATCTAATATATAGGCCCAGTGATAGTAAATTTGGTGTGCAAAAAACATTACAAATGTTACTTTATCCGGGCATAGAAACTACCGATGCTGCAAAATATGTAGCAGCATTTGGTAGGAGCTACAGGAAACAGTTTAGATTGGGAGATATTAAAAAAGCTATTGCTAAAACTCCAGGAACTAATACAGTAATTTATGAAGTAATATATATAGAAGTTTTTGACAACCAAGAAATCGGAACGACTTCTATGAAAAGCGTCGTAGATATAAACAATAGAAATTATCCTATCACTGTCAACCAAGGGCGTAGAGATGCGATCGATGACACATTTGGATCTAATATAGCTACGATAGAATCAATGGATGTATATAAGCGATATCATCTATCAGATAGAGCTATGAGCGCAGATTATAACGGCCAAAGAGTGAGTGATAGAAATAAATCAACTATCTTTGGAAACAGTGTCACAAATATGAGGAATAATATCAGACAAGTAGGAGATAGCGAAAGGGATTATCTCCCCCTATGGATGCAGACTCCCCAGACGTTTAGCGGTATAGTACAGAGCTTTACTAAGGCTATACCTCTTTGTTATTGTGTTCCTGGCGGTGCGGATGCTGTGATCCTAAACATACAGCACAGCGGATTTGATTTCAAATCTATAAACTACACTATAGACAGAGCCATTATAGACAGTGTCACTGGTTATGTAGGTGATAAATATCTTATGTTCCCAGCGAGAGAGGTTATAAATGGTTAGCCAGATTAATTATACTAGTATAGATGCAACATATCCAATAGCAGGTAAAGATAACGATAGCCAAGGATTCCGTGATAATTTTGGATATATTAAGTCTGGACTAGAAGTAGCACAAGGTGAAATTACTGCACTACAGAATACTGCTGCGGTGACTTCCCAAAACAACGATTTTGGAAATAATCAGATCACAGGTGCGGTATTCCGAAACAACAGCGATCTTTACTTTGATGGCGGAACTATCTCAGCTAATACGACAGTTACATATGCTAATGGTCCGTATCAAAAATTTGTAATCGGCGACGGTCCGCTAACATTGAGCCTAGGATTTCCTTCTACATCATCTCAAGTATACAAGATGCGAATAGAATTAGTTGGCATAGATACAGCATATGCTGTAGGATTCGCAGGAACAGGATCTACAATAGTCACTAATAATATATCAAATCCTTTCTATATTACTAGCAGTACTAATCCAAGGATATTTGACGTATGGACTACTGATGCTGGAACAAACATCCACATCTATCAAGTTAATAATGATGACGGATTTTATGACAACGGCGCGGTATCAGGATCCGATACTTTTTCTTACACTAGCGGCAAATATCAAAGTTACACACTTGAAGGAACAACTGCTCTAACAGTGAGCGGGTTTCCTCCTACAGGAAACACAGGTAAAATAATCCTAGAAATAAATAGCAGTGTTAGTTCTAGTTCATTTACGCTAGCAGCATTAAATACGGCAGGAACCGCAGGAACTATCAAATACAGTCCTAATTTTCCCACAGCAGTGGCACAGGCAAATATGCTTATGTTAGAAATTTGGTCACACGATGGCGGAAATACTGTATATGCAAAAAGCCACGGAACGTTTTCATAATGCATCCGTTTAGTCCAGATCTAAGTGGATTATCTGATCAAGAACTAGACAACAAAATTATAGATCTTGGAAAAAAATATTTCCAAGCTATACGATTTAGTCCTAGCATTTCTCATCAAATTGTGTTACTATTAGAGAGTTATAAGTCTGAGCAGCAGAATAGATTTGCTGCAAAGATGATGAAATCTAAGATAGACGGAGATGATGAGCTAAATGAACTTATTAGGATCGATTAAAGAGTCTAATTTTCCACAAACTATAAATTTTAAGGTAAATTGTTTAGTTTACGTCGACGATGCGTTTATCGTAAACAGATTTAAGATAAAAGTTGGATTTTCTCGCACTGTTAAGAATCCAATCTTAAACGACATAGCATTAGATCAGATGGAATTATTCTTTAGTTTGCTGATGGATAATTGTGTGATAGTCAGCAAAGATGCATATGATGCTATGGAGCATCATCCAAAAAACAACTTCTTAATGACATACGAAAAACCGGATGATCAGGCGATAGCTTGTATGCTATTATATAAACTTGTCAGCATCGTAGGGAATAATCTAGAAATAGAATATATTTCTTTATCTAGCATACTAGGTGACAAGATAAAGTATACAATGACAAGGAGTTCAGAAGAAGTTAAGATGGTATTGCCCAATAAAGAAAATTGGTGGAATGATAAAAACATCGACTTCAGTCCTTGGTGGTTACGTAACGATTCTGCGACTTATGATAGATTGATAAATCGAGATGAGATCTATGACGGAGAATTTACTTGGGATGATATGTTTGAAGAGCAGATAAAGGCAGCTGCTGAATTTGATCTTCCAAAATCCACAAAAGGATTTAAGGTAATCAACGGCGGCAAAGATGCAGATTGATCAGCTAGGAAGGATTTCTTTTTCCAGCAAGAATCTTATAGAAGAAATCTATAAAGGAAACATTGATCTCCTTCCTAATGCTTTTGTATCCACAGACGAAGATTATGTTAAATATTTAGAATACTTAGAAGAAAAAGCTATAACTGATTGGCCTATTCCTCTGCCCGAAAACAAAGACGATATAGATATTGAGACTTTCGATAGGTCAAATCAACATAGTTGGTTAATGCTTGCGGAATATAAGGATTTTCCAGTTGCATCCTATCTATTAAATCTATGTAAGACGGCAGAGGAAACAGCTAGAGTTAAATTAGAATTAACGCTTTTCGAAGAACATAACATGATCGCCCTTCTGTGTTATCTAAAATTTTTGGTTGACACGATGCGATCAAATAATATATTATGGGGCGTAGGTAGAGGATCGAGCGTTGCAAGTTATTGCCTATACCTTTTAGGAATACACAAAATCGATTCGCTTAAATATAACTTAGATATAAGAGAATTCTTAAGATAGGAGAACGATAATGGCAACACGACAAGTTTATAGATCGATGCAGGGCAAAGTAGTTGATATGGGTCAGCTAATAGCCAAGAATGAATTAATACCAGCCGTTGGTAATTCGAAAGTTAATGCCCGAGGAGATGAGCTCGGACCTGGTGGCAAGATCGTGCGAACCAGAGAAGAAATAATGGCAGAATATTACAGAGACACGAACAATTCCTTGCCAGATTCTGTACCAAGCAGAGCTAGGACTACTCCGGTGCCTAAGCAGCCTGATCCAGTAGCAGCGATCACAGCACCTACACATACTGCTATACTTGCAGTCAGTGACCTATCTCCGGATGAATTAGAATTCCATGATCCAGAACCATTACCTACAGAAATAACCAAGAGGAAGAGGACCGGCGAATAATGAGTGAAGATACACTTTTAGTAAGAGCTATACGAGATAGTATCATCGTCAGTGATATGTTCTTTGGAGATATGCGTACAACATTTGGTATCATTATTCCAAACGACGATGGCAAGAGCTACGGAATCAAACCTCGCTGGGGCAAGGTATATTCCGTCGGTCCTGAACAAAAAGATGTAGTTATCGGAGATTGGGTATTAATAGAACATGGACGTTGGACTAGGGGGTTTGATTTCGATCTAGATGATGGATCAAAAATTACCTTGCGAAGGATAGATGCAGATGCTATACTCTTAATTAGTGATGAAAGACCTTCTGATGTGCAGGTCACGCCAGACAGAATCTTAGATTTACACACTAATTAAAAGGAAATTTTATGTCAAATCAAATTGACCTACAGAAATATTCGTCATTCGTCGAATATGTGACTAGCGATACAAGCAAGTATGCATATGCGTTCCAAGAAAGGTTTGACAAACTCTGTCAAACACAAGACGACGGGACTAATATCAATCCAACATTGTTGATCACTGCAGGTATCGGTCTTAGTAGCGAAACTGGAGAGTTCAACGAAATTATAAAAAAGATGCTGTTCCAGGGCAAGCCGCTCAACGAAGAGAATCGTTTCCATATGATGCGCGAACTAGGTGATATCATTTGGTATTGGACGAATGCTTGCCGCGCACTTGGGTATGATCCTAATGAAGTTATCGCTGAAAATGTACGCAAGTTAGAAACACGCTACCCCGGTGGCAAGTTTGATGCGTGGTATAGTGAAAATCGAATAGATGGCGATCTCTAAGTGTCAACATATGACAGCACGAAAGAGCTATTAGAAAAAATTAGTCCTACAATGTGTGCTGCAAAGTGGAATCAACCCACTTTGCATCTACATAATGGACAAACACATAGCTGTCATCATCCAAATACACATCCTATACATTTAGGAGAAATAAAAGACGATCCCGCAGCATTAGTTAATAGCGGATATCTAAAAACACAACGCAGAGAGATGGTCGAAGGTAAAAGGCCACAAGAATGCAATTACTGCTGGAACATAGAAAACACCAACGGAATTAGTGATAGAGTATTAAAAAGCAAATACGATACTCCTCTAGACAAATTAAATGAACTAGTTAACACAGATCCAGAACAATTATATACAAAGAATTTTAATCCTACTTACATAGAAATTAGTTTCGATTATACTTGTAATTTAAAATGTGCATATTGCGGACCCACTATAAGCAGTGCTTGGCATCAAGAGATATTAGAACACGGTGGCTACCCTACAACTATTCCTCACTATGATCTAGAATCTTACAAATCAAAACTTCCAATACTCAAGAGAGATCATAACCCTTATGTGGATGCTTTTTGGAAATGGTTTCCAGAATTAAAAAATGATCTCAAGATACTTAGAGTAACAGGCGGCGAACCTCTGTTAAGCAAAGATATGTGGAAACTGTTTGATAACCTAATAGAAGGATCAAACACAGATATGACTTTTGCTGTTAATACTAATCTAATGCAAGATCGAGATATCATAGATAAACTAATCAATAGGATCAATAAATTAGAAGGTAAAGTAAGAAACTTTGAATTGTATACTTCTATAGATACAGGTATAGCCAAACACGCAGAATATATTAGATACGGACTGGATTATAATATCTTTCAATCAAATCTAGAGAGAGTACTAGATGAAGTTAAATGGCCCATAAAAGTTTCCAATATGTGTACTGTAACTAATCTAAGTTCTGTTGGGTTAAAAGACATCATAAGATATTTTTTCCTGCTGAGGGGCGAATATGCTGGAACACACAAAGTAGCTAATCACAATTCATATCTACGATATCCTAATTGGTTAGATCTGCGAGTAGGTAGAGATACATCTATACATTATCTAGAAAAAACTAAAAAATACTACGAAAAGATAATGATAGAAAACAAAGCTAGAGACATAAAAAGTCTCAAGATAGACTTCTTAAACGGAAAGAGTGTGACGTTCCCAGGAAATGAAGATTATGACTTGTCTAATATTTTCCCCTATTGGAGCAAAAACGATATGTCTAAGCAGATTGATAGACTGATAGGATTTGCTAAGATTCCGTTACCCGAATCGCAAGAAACTGTTATGCATCGAGATTTTTATAAATTCTGGACAGAATACGATCGACGCAAAGGAACGGACTTCTGTAAAACTTTTCCGGAGTTTGCAGACTTTTATCATAAATGCAAGCAATTATAGTTGACCACTAGATCTAATTATGCTATTATAAGAATTATTTAGGAGCATCTATGAAATTTAGCAATGCTAGTTCTGGCGTAGGAACTATGGGGTTAGCTGGTATATCTCTTATGATATTACATATCACAAATCAATTAACCGGATGGGCTTGGCCTTTATTGTATGTGCTAATGATAATGATGGCGATAGGACAGGAAAATCGAAAATGAGTGGACCTTACGTAACAGGAGCAGAAGCGCCTGGTATATATTATAATAAGAAGGAACCTAAGAAATTGAACTTTTTACAGCGTTGGTTTGATCAAAAGTGTAGAGAGGCTTGGAATCGTGCTCAGTGCGAGCCTGCTAGTCCTTCTAGACTTATACCAATGGAAGATCCTGGAATTAATTCGATTGATGGATTGCAAATACGACTCTACGGAGCTACAGGTGGTCATATTGTAGAATTCCGAAAATATGATAGACATAAAGACCGCACTGATTGTAGAATGTATGTTATTCATTCTGAAAAGAACTTTAGTGAAGAACTAGCTAAAGTCGTGAGTTTGGAGATATTAAGATGACGACTGATATTGAAATAGAAGATGTCTATACAAAAATGCAGAATTTTTCTATAGAATTAGCACTAGATTCGTCTATAATAGCTGTTGCAGGCGTGATGATGGCACAGGCATTAACTATCTATAAAACTATATTATCGCCCGAAGAATACGAAATGATGTGCGCAAGCATTTACGAATCTCGTGGCAAAGTAAAGAAGCTAACAGGACCAACACTACAATGAAACAACTATGGGTAGAAAAGTATCGGCCAAACACTGTTGCTGACTATGTTTTTAGAGATGAGAATCAAAAGGCACAGGTTGAGCAATGGATCAAGGATAAGTCTATTCCGCATTTATTGTTAAGCGGTAGCCCGGGTATTGGTAAGACTACTCTCGCTAAGATGCTGCTGAATGAGATGGGCATCAATGATTTTGATGTGTTAACAGCTAACGGATCTAAAGAAGGTCGTAAGATCGAATGGGTAGACAAGCTGATTAGTTTCTGTCAGATAATCCCGTTTGGACCTTTTAAGGTTGTGCTTATCGATGAAGCTGATTATCTTAATCCTAATTCTACACAACCGGCGTTGCGTAATCTAATGGAAGATTATAGTCATAGTGTTCGTTTTATTATGACCTGCAACTATCCCAACAAGATCATTCCTGCGCTACACAGTAGATGCCAAGGTTTCCATATAGAGACCGTGGATAGAGATGAATTTACAGCCCGCGTAGCAACTATCTTGCTTAAAGAGCTCATCGATATCGATATCGATACGCTAGATACCTATGTCAAGGCTACATACCCAGATATGCGCAAGTGCATCAATCTAGTGCAGATGAATAGCGGAACTGGAGTTCTAGTGTCTCCAGATAAGGATGATAAATCTCAATCAGATTGGCGGCTTTCTATGGTACAGTTATTCAAGCAGGGCAAGATAAGCGAAGCTAGGAAACTTGTTTGTAAAAATGCGCGGCCAGAAGAAATGGAAGAAATCTATCGATGGTTATATGATAACCTAGAGCTGATCAGCAAGGATGAAGCTGTACAAGATAAAATCGTCCTCGTGATCAAACAAGGTTTGGTAGATCATGTCAGCGTAGCCGATGCTGAAATTAATCTAGCGGCTACGCTGATACGAATAGCTAATCTAGTCTAGTCTCCGTATATTTCCAATATCTCTTTGACTGCAGGATGCCTTTCGATATCCTTTTGTCCAAAGTTGACTATGTCAACGTGCTTGAGATTTCCGTTGGTATTTTTAAGACGATTGATAAATTCTATTAATCCGTTGTCTTCTAGACGATCGGCTTGTCTTAGATCTCCAGTTATAACCATGCGGCTGTTATCTCCTATTCTTGTCAGCAGCATTTTCATTTGGTTTGGTGTAGCATTTTGCATTTCATCTGCTAATATAAAAGCATTCTTGAACGTTCTCCCCCTCATATAAGCTAATGGACTTACTTCTATTATGCCTTCTAATAGCATATTTTGTATTTCCTTAGCAAAATAATATTCAGCAAACACATCAAATATTGGACGTGTCCATGGTTCCATCTTTTTTTCTAAAGTGCCAGGTAAAAATCCGTGTTGTTCATCAACACTCACTGCTGGCCTAGTGATAATGATTTTTTCTATCTCTCCTTCTTTCAATAATTTGATAGCTATTTGCGTGGCCAGTAGAGTTTTACCTGTACCTGCTGGTCCAACTGCAAATATCATAGTTTTTGTGGAATCTTGTAGTTTGAGAAAATAAGACTCTTGTGATCTGTTCCTTGGTATTATTTTTACCTGAGTCTTCTTTTTAGGCTGATATTCTTGGAAATTTATTACATTATCGTTAAAACGTTGTTGCTTTTTAGCTGATCGTTGTCTAGACAAATGCTATGCTCCTTCTTTGCTGGAAGGACACTGTCCAAAAACGAGGACCATTGTCCTTCATAATTATTTAAGGCCAAATGCAAAATCATAACTGGTTATAATGTGTTTTTAGTCGATAAATACTTTCATAAGAGAGATATCAAATGCGTGACGAAGTTGACATAATCAAGAACATTTCTACCATATATGATAGCAACAATAGCCTCAGAATCCTAAAAGATTTTGAAAGGGTTATTGATACGTTAGACATATACGTATTTAAAAACTGGGAAGATGGAGAATTAGTTGAAGGTCCATTTGTCAGTCGCCATTGGGTAGAATGCAAGTTCTTATGGCACAAGGAAAAGATGCCAGACCCCATGGGGGGCAAACGCCTGCTGGATTATGGTTGCAAAGTTGGATATAAAAAAGATGTCCTAAAGAAACCACGCAAGATTAAAGAACCGAGTGATTTTCGACCAAACAGCAAAAAAGGCAAAATGGAAGAATTACCAGTATGGATCGTTACGGTAAAGATGCCTAAGAAATTGATATTTGATATTTTCAAGGGCACAGTGAGGAACGCTAAAGATAATCAAATTGATCTAGAATCAATCTATCAGTACACTGACACTGAAGCCAATACTCCATCTACTATGGAAGCGGATTCAAATGCAGCGCAGCAGGAAACACCTGCAGCACCAACTGTAGGAGGCGCTAATGCCCCAGCTGCATGAAGACCTTAGGAGCGGCGATCTAGAAGATCTCGTCAAGCCAGTAATACACATCGATACCTATAAAGCGACTATGGGCAAAGATGAGGATGTTGCTACCGTAAGTTTTGAAGTCATAGGCAAAGATGCTGCTAATGATCTAGTGAATTTTATAGAGAATGGTTATGATTTTATCATGGACGCTAAAGCTAGCGAAGGTGAAGGTAAAAATCATACGTTCACTGTATTCATAGAAATAGAAAGAGGCAGGAAACTGGCTAATCATATAGAAGATATGATCTACGGTGTGGGAGAATTAGCTAAGATAACCGATTGGCGTTTCCGTTATTATAAAGACCTACAGAGCAAACCTATAGAAGATATAAAACATCTAGTTCCTACTGATCCGGCAAAATATAAATCAAAGATAGAAAAAATATTTGAAGATGATATGAATTTTTTCTTCCGCAAGAGTCCTCTAGATTATATCGATATAGAAGAGAACAAACTTACATTCAAGAGATTCTCTAACAGCCCTGTAAAAATGGAATTAATGGATTATGGCACACGCACAGATATACTGGGCAACTTAGATGCTGTCATAAGGATAGACGAGAATAGTACTAGCCAATCTCTTTGGTTAACAAAGTATTTTGGAGATTACAATATCACCAAATACGACGAATATTTTGTTTTTGAAGACGGAAACAATGTACTAATGCTTAAACTCATTTCTTGACTTTTCGTCTAAAATAATTTATAAGTAAAAGCATGGACCACTATTCAACACTCGGCGTAGATAAGACTGCATCAGCAGATGATATACAGAAAGCCTTTCGCAAGGCAGCAATGAAGCATCATCCCGATCGAGGGGGCGATGCAGCTAAATTCCAAGAACTTAACGAAGCATATAGCACACTAAGCGATCCGCAGAAGCGTGCAGAATATGATATGGGTGGACAGAATCCGTTTGGGCAACAGGGTCATCCTTTTGCTAATGGTTTCCATTTTACTACCGGAAATCCTTTCCAGGGAGGCGGTTTTGCTGGAAATCCTTTCCAGGATGTATTCAATCAATTTGGTTTCCAATTCCATCAAGGACAGCAACAGGTAAGAAATAGAGATCTAAACATACGCTGCAAGATAGGACTAAAGGATGTTTATCTAGGCAAACAGATGAACGTATCTTATAGGATGCCAAGCGGACGAGAAGAATCAGTAACCATAGACGTTCCGCCGGGTATAGAGCACGGACAGATATTAAAGCTATCCGGATATGGCGATGATTCTATGAAGCAATTCCCTAGAGGCGATCTAACCATATCGATAGAAGTTGAAGGTATGCCAAACTTCCATAGAGAAGATATCAATGTAGTCACTAGCATAGATCTAGATATCTTTGATGCTATGCTAGGAACTACTGTAACCGTAAAACACATAGATGGAACAGATGTCGACCTAGCTGTTCCTGCAGGATCTCTACATGGCCAGAGATTGAGCTGCAAGGGCCTAGGATTTAAACATATGAAGTTTACTAACGTGCGAGGAGATCTACACGTGATACTGAACATAAAAACTCCTAGAGTTACAGATCCTAAACTAATCGAAGAAATTAAATCTCTAGCTGCTAAACTCAAAAGAAAATAAATTATACTCTTGATCTTTATCTATTATCATAGTATAATGTTATACTATTGGAGAAAAAAAGTATGATGTTAGAACCCAGTGAGAGCTTGCAGACTGTATTCGAGCAAGCAATTTCTATTGCTGAAGATTTAAACCACGAGTACGTAACACTAGAACATATAACTTTAGCGATATTCACTGATGAAAAGTTTTCAGAATTCCTAGAAGAATATGACGGATCTCCGGATCTAGTACGTACTAATGTTGATTTCTATATCAAAAATAACTTAACTGATATAGTATCTGATGAAGAAACAAAACCTCAAAAAACACAAACTGTAGAAAGATGTTTCAACAGAGCATTTACCCAGGCATTATTTAATGGTCGCCAAAAGATAGAGACTACTGATCTATTGCTGAGTATCTTGTCTGAAAAAAAGACACACGCAGTCTATATCCTGAACAAAGCAGGATTTACCAAGGATAAATTTAGTGAATATATCGATACAGAAACGATAAACGTGGACGAAGAAACATTTAATAGTAGCCAGTTTGATAAACTGTTATCACAATATACTACCAATCTAAATCATCAAGCACAGAAGAATAAGATCGATCCTGTAATTGGAAGAGATTCTGAGATCGAAAGCATGGTGCTTGCACTGGGTCGTCGTAATAAAGCAAACATAATCATGGTAGGAGATCCCGGTGTTGGTAAGACTGCTATCGCGGAAGGTCTAGCTTATAAAATCGTCAATAACGAAGTTCCGGATTTCCTAAAGGATCACACGCTTTATAATCTAGATATAGGTGCTCTATTAGCAGGTTCTAAATATCGCGGCGAATTTGAAGAGCGGCTAAAGGCTGTGCTAAAGGCTGTAGAAAAGAAGGGCAAAAGCATCGTGTTTATCGACGAAGCCCATATGATGAACGGTGCGGGTGCAGGGAACAATAGTCCAAACGACATGGCTAATATGCTAAAGCCTGCGCTCAGCAAAGGCACTATCAAAGTCATCGCTTCAACTACTTGGGAAGAATATCGCAAGCACTTTGAAAAGGATCGTGCGCTAATGCGTCGATTCCAGCGTGTGACCGTTGACGAACCTACGACAGAAGTCACTATGGATATCTTACGCGGTATCAAGAAGTATTACGAAGACTTCCATAAAGCCGTGATCAATGACGATGCGATCGATGCTGCTGTTAAGTTAAGTGTGAAATATCAAAGCGATAAGAAACTCCCAGATAAGGCTATCGATCTAATCGATCTTGCCTGTGCTAGATTTAAGCTCGATACAAATGCTGCACGAGTAGTTGGGAAAAGCAACATAGAATTTGAACTTGGTAAAATGATCAAGATGCCTGTCGAGAGTATAAGCGAAACTGAAAGCAATGTATTGCATCAATTAGAAGGCAATATGAAATCAAATGTGTTTGGACAAGATTCTGCTATCGATAATATTCTCGATAAGATCTTTATCGCACACGCAGGATTGAAAAGTCCTAACAAGCCCGTGGGCAGTTTCTTATTTGTTGGTCCTACAGGTTGTGGTAAAACTGAAACGGCTAAGCAGCTAGCAGAAAATCTCTCAATCAAGTTGATAAGATTTGATATGAGCGAGTATCAGGAAAAACACAGTGTTGCTAAGTTCATCGGAGCACCTCCCGGATATGTAGGCTTCGATGATAATGCCGGACAGCTTATCACTAAGATACAGGAAAATCCAAACTGTGTGCTATTGCTCGACGAGATTGAAAAAGCGCATCCAGACGTTAGCAATGTTTTATTGCAGCTCATGGATAACGGGCAGGTTACAGGATCTAATGGTAAGGTAGCCGATTGTCGCAATATTATCTTGATCCTAACATCTAATCTAGGTGCTAAGGATGCAGAACGCCCAATTATTGGTTTTGGTCAAGAGGATAGATATAACGACGGCGATGATGCAGTTAAGGAGTTCTTTGCTCCGGAATTCCGCAACAGATTAGATGCTGTGGTTAGATTTAATAGACTATCCAAAACTAATATGGAAATGATTGTGATTAAGTTTGTCGCAGAGCTACAGGGGTTGATAAAGGATAAAACCGTTAATATAACAGTAAGTCCTTTGGCTATGGATCTATTGATTACACAGGGATTTGATCCTAAGATGGGCGCACGTCCTTTGAGTCGCATAATTGATAATAAGATCAAAAAGCCTTTGAGCCGAGAGATGCTGTTTGGTAGACTCAAAAATGGCGGCAACGTAGTAGTTGACGTGCAAGATAGAGATGTTATACTTACAATATGAGATCTATACGTATCATAAACACATCTAAACTTTTTTGGAAAAAGTTTCCATATAAAGCTGTGCTGTATGCAGATTGGACTGTCTGTATACGGCGCTATAGTCTCGATGATTTAATCTCTGAAGCATATCCTAGTGTAAAGAGAGTATTCCAAAGAAACGAATCCAAGGTCAAAAAACTTTTGGCCTTGATTTCAAGCGTAGATAAAAAAGAAATAAAAATACGTTCTGAGCACTATAGCTTATCAATATACTTTAAAGATCGTTCTTTCGTAGATGCACTGCAAAAGGATTTTTTTAAAGAATTCGTAGAGTTACACGAACCCAAAGATCCTGCAACTTTGGACTATCTGTTGAATAATTTCAAAACAGAAATCAAACCAGAATTACCGCACGGTTGCAGATACAAAGTGATACTGTCATATGATACAAAATCACCGCAGCAACATCGAGATAATTTCATAGAAATGTCTAAGAGGAATAGTGATTATTTCTATGTAACACCTATCGTAGCAAGCCTGATAAAAGTAGATAGGCCTTGGTATAGCCAGCGTTATATTTTCGTAAAGGACGATCGCCATCTTTTAATGACACAGATGATGCTACAGCACAACATACGCTCCATAGTGGAGATAAAAACACAAGACGAAATAAAGGAAAGCGAAATCAATGAGTAATATGTTGGACCTCACAAAGATCTTAGTAGACAAGAAACTTATCACTAGAGGTACAAATATCAGTGCTAGGATCTCTCTCAGCGGATTTGGTTATGCTCCTATCAACGTAGAAAAAGAAGGTAGGGTAAACTCTATCGATGAAACTGGTTTGAGAGTCATCTTTGATGATAAGCAGAGGCATACTAAATTTGAAGATATTACCAGCATCGAAGGCATGGATATCTCACGCTTTGCCCAAGCTTATAAAGTCAAAGTTAAAAACAAGAAAAAATAAACACTATTTGTGGTAAATATTATAAGGAAAAAAAAATGCCAGCAAGCAGCCAAATAATATTACCTAGCACAACACACGATCCTTTAAATCTACTTCCAGTAACAGTGACCAGCGATCCTTTCAAGGGCGCTGGTTATTACGGATTTGGATATGGATTACATACTGTAAGTTATCAAGGAACTGGGTTCGAAGGTGTTATCAGTATGCAGGCAACACTAGCTGCAACTCCTGCCGAAGAGGACTGGTTTACAGTTCCAGAAACTACACAAGATAATACAGACTCTCCTTATACAGGAGTGAGCATATATAATTTTACAGGAAATTTTGTTTGGGTTAGAGCTACTGTAACTTATACGATCGGAACTATCAATAATATAACATATAACTATTGACACATTTAATTTTCAATGTTATAATTGCTTTAACATGGAGAAGTTAGATGAAGAATGTCAAGGGCGCAAATAAGACCAAGTGTACGCTGATCCACCCAGAAACTGGACAAAAAGTTTCAGCTGATATCCTAAGCAAAGATAAAATGCGTATGACTGTACGTCCGCAAGGTACTAGGATCGAAATCAACATGGTACGTGCTGACGAGACTATTCCATACCGTGGAGCCTTCAACGGACAATACTTCACTGCTCACATAGATTGATAAATATCCTAAAGAGGATATTTTTATGGCCGAAATACGAGATCTAATTAAAAGGCTGGATCATATAGAAAATCTCAAAGAAGATGTTACTGGTGATGCAGCAGAAGTTGGTGCTAAGGCGATCGGCAAACACTTACCAGGTGTAGGTTTAGTATTTGGCGGAGCTGATGCTGCTTATAGGGTATATAATGGTGATTATCTCGGAGCCGGTATATCTTTACTTTCAGGTATCGTATCATTAGAACCAGGGCCAGGTACTGCTGCGAGCATAGCATTAGATGCAGCGAACATTGCTAGAGATCATTTAGCAGTCGCGGATAAGACACCAAATATAGTTGCAGATCCGGAAGCAGCCAAAGAAGTTGCTTCTGCACCAACTCCACCATCGGATAAAGATATAGCTACAATAGTTGGAGATAATTTGTCACCAGAAGCTATTTCAAAATTAGCTGCGGCTGCAGAACAATACGCTTTACCAGCGGCTGCTATAGTAGCATTATTATATGGGGGTAAGGTACTATATGATTATTTAACGGCAAAAACTAAGGAAAAAATTTCACCTAAAACTTCTATAAGAGAAATGATGGAGATAGTTAGAGCAGAACAGATAATAAGAGAGATGCTGTAATGTTATTAAATGAACTGTTTAGCAATCTCAAAGAAGCAGCTCCTGCAGTAGGTAGGAAATATCAACATATAGAAGATCTAGTGTTTACAAATGGATCAAATGGCGGATTACACGCTGTCGAACGTTTAAAACATATGGGAACGAAGGGCGGTAACATAGAACTAAAATGGGATGGAAGTCCTGTCGTCTATTGGGGAAGAGATGATCAAGGCCGCTTTAGCCTCATACCTAAAAATGCTTGGGAGTATCTAAAGCGTGGTAAGACACAGCTAGATAACGGTGCTCCGACGGTTATGTACAAACCACAAGATATAAGTGATTTCATCTTAAATACCGGCAAAGCAGAACCCGATAAAGAAAAGGCTAGAAAAGCCTATGCTCAACAGCTATCTGGACTTTGGAAATATTTTGAAAAAGTTAGTCCAGAAAGAGGTTACCTAGAAGGAGGATTGCTTTTCTATCCTGGAGCGGAACCTCAATATAACGCAAATACAGGTGAATACGAATTCCAACCAAATCTAACTACGTTCCACATACCGGGCAATAGCGCTCTTGGAATGCGTATTAAAAATGCTGCTGTAATGGTAGCAGCTACCGGATACTATCCTACATTAGGTAGTAGCGAAGAAAGCCGTTATCCTGATGCAGAAAAACTTTCTACACCAGATGTTATAGTACAAGGCACTACTTACGTTGAACAGGCGCCAGGTGCAGACGAAACAGGATTAAATGCTGCGGCTAAATTTATCTCATCCAATGCACAAGCCATAGATAATTTCTTAGCACCGAAGCCGGGATTAAGCAAACCTGGTGATATATTATATAAGTTCTTCAATCAAAATTTACGCATAGCAGGTGTGAAGAAAAAATTCCAAGAATGGGCTATGCAAAATCTATCAGCAGGACAAGCAGGTAAAGTCGTTAATGATCCAGGATTAGATGTCGTATTAACTGCCGTAGAAATGCTCACAAAAGAAAAAATGAAACTGATAGATTCATTAAGTAAAGGTACACACGGTGATATAAGGCAAACTAAACCCGAAGGATATGTCCAGGCACACCCCGGTGGTAAGTTTGCTAACGATATTCCGGGACAGTTTGTAAAGACCATAGATCAAAAAAATTGGTCTCCGAGGAAAGATTAATGTTTTTACGTGAGCTATTAAACGAAACCCTAACTAGGACAGGACACGGAAGCACTGCCGTTGTTGGTTGGGGGCGCGGTATGGGACATAAAGGTCATATGTATCTAGCTAGCGCAGTCATACACAAGGCACAGGAAGTAGGCGGAGATCCCTACTTCGTGGTGAGCAGGACTGTAGGAAAAGATGATCCTATCAATCCGGAAGAGAAGATGGCTATCTATAAGAAGGTATTTCCAGACAGCAGCCATATATTCCAAACTGCTACAGATGAGATGCCGGACCTAACTCGTGTGCTATCAAATTTAAATCAACAAGGCTATACTAATGCTATCGTAGTAGTCGGTGCTGATCAAGTTAAGGCTCTCGCATATGTTAAGAACTACAACAACACACCTGACAAGACAGGCAAGATACACTACAAGTTTGATAATCTAGAAGTTATCAGCAGGCAAGAAACTAGCGCTCCGGATGCGCAAGAAGAAGGCCCACGTGCTACTCCTATGCGCCAAATACTATTAGATCCAAATGCTAGCGAAGAACAAAAATTTGCAGTTTGGCGCGATGCTATGAATCCCGAGATAGACGATGCTCAAGTTATGGATCTAATGCGTAAAGCGGAACAGCGTATGAAAGCTATGCCTTCTAAGAAAGTTAAAGAAGGATTGCCTAATAGTAATCCGGAAGATAACCTACAGGCAAGCCAAATAAAAGATATGCTAAACAGAGGTATGGCTAAGTTAAATCCTCGTGAACAATTTGTGGTTTACAATGTAGCAATTAAAGGTCAGTCTTTTGCTAAGGTTGCTTTGGCTATAGGAAAATCAAAGCAGATGGCTAGTAATATTTACTATACTGCTATTGATAAACTCCGGAATGATAGATACAAAAATCAAGTGAGACCTACTGAGCTAATGAAGAATGTGGATAAAACTGATCTAGATTTATTAGAAGGCGTCTTTATGCAAAAGATGAAGAATAACTTCGGTATGGATCAATCTGCTTATGATACTAAGAATCCAGGTACCAGTCCTGATTACGTAGATAGCAACATCACAGTACAGCTTCTCAAGAATATCGATCGACATGGTGGATATCCAATACAGTTTAAAAACGGAACAGAACTACACGTTAGTAGCTCATTATCACAAAAAATATTATTTAAGATACAGGACCTACTACCTAAAGAACGCCACGCTGTTATAAATCATATAATACAGTCTAGTGATAACTTTAAAAGTTTTGCACAAGGTCTATCAGAAGCCATGATGCCAAAAAAAAACTTCGCGGGCTCAAGTAAGAACAAGCTAGGTCCTGCAGGTCATCTAAAAGGTAAAATGAAACGAGCTGCTAAAGCAGGCGATCTTGTTGGTGCTATGGAAGCATTTGATAGTGGTAGTCCGGTAGGTGGCAAACGTGGTAGTGGAGAACCACATGCAGGATACGATATGGACGCTATGCGTAAAGCTACTGGCACTATGGAAGATACCGACGATTTTGAAGTACACGGGTACCATCATCTAGACGAGCTGTTAGCAGAACTCTGCAGGCTGGTAGTAGAAGGTCAAAAGCAAGACCCAGATCGTAACGGTATGGTAGCTGCTGGTATTAAAACTAAATTATATCCGTTTATGGCTCGTGTAGGATATATGGGCAAGCATGGCCACGTACACGCAGAACGTGCTGTATTAGAAGCATTCACTAGCAAACACGGCGAAGTTCCTGAAGGCAGCATAATGTTAGTCACACTAAGCCCTTGCAACAGACACGATGATAAAACTGCAAGTGAGCGTGTTGGTGAACCCTGTAGCGAATTAGTAGCAGCGCACGGTATCGAAAAAGTCTATTGCGGATTAATCGATCCAAGCCAAGCACACGGCGGACACGATCATAGGCATTATACACTAATAGAAACAGAAAATTCTAAGATAAGAGATCTCTGCGAACAGTTTGCAAATACTTTTTTGCACGGAAAAGAAAGGCTATATGAATCAACTAGTTTCACAGGAGCATTAAGGAACCAACTAAACAGATGGATGGACAAGGACCAAAAATTTAAAGATCCTTCCCAAAGGATACAGTTCCAAGAAGAGATTTGGCCACAGATAGAAAAATATCTAGTTTACATCCTAGAAGATAGAGGCCCAAAGGGCGACGGCGATTATCCTAGCAGTCCATTTGCTGCTTGGTTACTTGTACAGCATATGGATGCGTTTCCTAATAGGCAACGTGAGTTTTTAAATGCCTTGGAACAGTATATACC